GGTCAACCAACGGCTCAGCCACCGGTGCCGGTCTAGTACAAGCCAGTGGCGGCAATGGTGCCCCGGGCTGCGGTGGTGGCGGCATGGGTGGCGCTTTGACTGGGTCCACTGTGGGCGTAATTGGCTTTGGCGGCCCGGCATTCTGTATTATAACTGTCTGGTAAACCATGTTGGATGTAGGATATTTTCCGAGAAATTTAGGACGGTGTGAGGTTTTTTACCTTGAGGGCAGGGTGTCCACTCTGGGCACTGATTGGCAGACCTGGGAGAAACCACGTGGTAAGACCATGATAGATATTCTTCTAGTTGGGTCCGGTGGTAATGGTGGTGCTGGGGCAATTGGTGCAGCCAGCACGGCCGCCGGTGGCGGTGGCGGCGGCAGTGGTGGACAGACACGACTGACCATGCCACTCACTGCCCTACCAGATAGGTTGTATCTCTCACTGGCTAGCGCACCAGCAGTGACCAGCTACATCAGCATTGGCATAAAGTTGACAGCAGGCGCTGGAATTCCCACGTCAAACGAAATATTAATAACAGCAACCGGTGGAGTCAGCGGTGGTAACGCAGCCGGGGGCACTGCTGGTGCGCTGGGTACAGCTGGTGGTGTGGCCACAGTGGGCAACATGCCCCTGGGCTGGGCGTTCACCACAACATTTCCCAGCACAGTGACAGCTCTGGCCGGGCAAGCTGGCATCATTGGTGCAACCACTGCTGCCGGCGGTGCACTGACTCTACCCTTGACTGGACTGCTGGTCACTGGAGGCGCTGGTGGGGCCGGTGTAGGCAATGCCGCCAGCACCGGTTCAGCTGGTGGAGCTTTGACTGGCGCTGGTGTGTTCCCCACAATTCCCGGAGGCACGGCGGCCGGTTCTCAGACTGCACCCCCGGGCAACGGTGGTAATGGTGGTCGATACATTCCGGGCCTAATATACGGTCAGGGTGGTGCCGGCGGCGGGTCCACTGGTGGCAACTCCACTGGCGCTGGTCTAGTACAAGCCAGTGGCGGCAATGGTGCCCCGGGCTGCGGTGGTGGCGGCAGTGGTGGTGCATTCACTGGATCTGTTGCCGGTGTGGTGGGCCGTGGTGGGCCAGCATTCTGCCTGATCACGGTCTGGTAAATATTAAATAATCAAATAGCTTGTTATACTGTAAAGTATAACGTAAAATAACTCGATGTTTAATTCTGTTCAAGAATATACTCTTGGCATTCTACCAGCCAAAAGAAAGAAGGGATCCAGTGGTTGGATCAGTTTCAATGCTGTGTGTTGTCAACACAGTGGGGAAAATAGTGACACTCGTAGTCGTGGCGGGGTTATCACAGGTGCAATGGGGCAAATTAACTACCACTGTTTTAACTGTGGATTTAAAACTGGGTATCAGCCGGGCCGAGTGCTAAGTTTTAAATTTAGAAAACTGCTGGGCTGGCTGGGTGCTGACCAAAATGAAATACAGCGTCTGGTATTTGACGCACTGCGAGTTCGGGATATAGTCGATCCCGGAATTGTTGCCGAGCCCGAAGAAGAAATTAAATTTGAAAAGAGAAAGTTGCCAGCAGAGGCTCTGAGCTTTCTGGCTTTGGTGGAATTCTATGAGCTGGCTGATAAAAGCTATCCACGGGGCATGATCCATGCTGTCGAGTATGCATGCTCTAGAAAAATTGATCTACAAAAATACGAATTTTTCTGGAGCCCCGAGGTCGAACACAAAATGAGTCACCGTATCATAATTCCCTTTAAATACCAGGGAGAGACCATTGGTTACACTGCACGGGCACTGGTGGATGGAATAAAACCCAAGTACTACACTGATTACCCTGGTAATTTTGTGTTCAATCTGGACCAACAGCACCGAGATAACAAATTTGTCATAGTCTGTGAGGGCCCATTTGATGCCATGTCAGTAGACGGCGTCAGTGTTCAGGCCAACGATCTAAGTGAGACACAGGCTGAATTGATCGAGGCACTGGGCAAACAGGTCATCGTGATTCCGGATTTTGATCGGCATGTTAATAGGCAGGGCAAATCTGTCTGGCCCGGAGAGCAATTAATCAAACGTGCCATGGAATTTGGCTGGAGCGTGAGCTTTCCCATATGGCGAGAGACCTGCAAAGACGTCAATGATGCAGTGATTAAATATGGAAAACTGTTTGTACTTAAAAGTATACTGGCTGCAACTGAATCAAACCCGTTAAAAATACGTCTGATAGCAAATAAAATATGAAATTATTGCACAATAATCTAGTAGCCATTGCATATCGTGGGGGATTTTGCGGGTCACTGATAACGGCAATTCTTTCTCTCAGTCCCGAAGTTCAAAAATTCAGTAATTCAGTAGATTTAGAGTTCAGTGACAGCACTGCGCACAAAGATAACGAACAATGGTTTAAAAATTTACATACCTATCATGATGCCACAGTTACTGAAGAAACATTTAACCTGCACCTAACACCTCAAATATTACAGGCATTTGACCACAGTGGATTAATATTATTTCGGTGTCATCATAACGTTGCGTATGCATTAAGATTTATTGAAAATTTAAAAATTATTTACATTACCGGCGAAGATGTAATAAAGTATCAACGCTGGTACTACAACAAAAAAACCAAAAGATCCGGTGACTGGCATTATCAGGATAGTTTACAGCGACGTTTTGGTGTGACACGAGAGTTTCGGTTAAACAATCGATTACGAAGGCAAATACTTATTGATGACTGGGATCATCATAGTGTTAACTATTTAGAAGTACAGGCGCAGGTACCCAATACATTTATTCTAAATATAGATAAAATTTTAATAAATGATCTAGTAGAATATCAGAGATTGTGTGAATTTTTAAAAATAACTCCGGTGGGGTCTGATAAATTCTCTAATATAATCAATAATTACAACAAAAAACAATGGCAGAGATTTTAATACACTGGCTTGAATTTTACACTGGAGTCTCACCGATCAGCACTGCCACAAAATTCTCAGAATTGAATTTTGATATTTTTGATGAAGCTCAGACAGTAAAATTTATCAGAGAAAGACTTGCATTGGATGCTAACACGCATGAAATTTGGCCTAGCACCATACAGGATCTATTGAATAGCATGACAACAAATATAAGGAACATAGATGACCAAAGAGTATAGTGTGCAGCTTCAAACTCTATTTTTAGAAATGATGTTGCAAAATCCCGAGAGTTATGTTCGAGTTCAAAACATCTATAATCCGGAAAATTTTGATCGAAGTCTCAGGGAAGCAGCCAAGTTTATCAAAGATCATGTGTCCAATCACAAAGCCATGCCGGCCAGCGAACAGGTAAGGGCAGTATCAGGCACGGATCTTAAACATATCCCAGAGCTTGGTGAAAATCATTATGATTGGTTTATGCTGGAATTTGAGGAATTTACCAAGAAGTATGAATTAGAACGTGCGGTACTCAAAGCAGCAGACATGATTGAAAAAGGTGATTTTGACCTCATTGAAAAGATTATCAAGGATGCTGTGCAGATTAGTCTTACCAAGGACATGGGTACTGACTACTTTGCAGATCCGCGTACTCGATTGATGAAAATCAAAAGCAACAACGGGCAAATCAGCACTGGCTGGCCCACCATGGACAAGCGATTGTTTGGTGGCATGAATCGTGGAGAATTAAATATCTTTGCCGGCGGGTCAGGATCGGGTAAGAGTCTATTCATGCAAAATATTGCCTTGAATTGGGTAATTTCTGGGCTGAATGGGGTTTATTTGAGCCTAGAACTCAGTGAAGAATTGTGTGCCATGCGTATTGATAGCATGGCAGCTGGGGTGAGCACTCGTGATGTTTTTAGGGAAATAGACACCGTTGAATTAAAAATTGGTATGCTGGGGAAAAAATCCGGAAATCTGCGCATCAAATATATGCCTGCACAGAGCAATGTTAACCAGATACGTGCATATCTCAAAGAGCTGGAGGTTCAGACCAACAAGCCAGCAGACTTTATCATGGTGGACTATCTGGATCTGGTCATGCCAGTGAGCGCCAAGGTTAGCCCCAACGATCTGTTTGTCAAGGACAAATACGTATCTGAAGAACTACGAAATCTTGCTAAGGAATTTGGAATTTTGATGGTTACAGCCAGCCAGTTAAATCGCAGTGCTGTGGAAGAAATTGAATTTGATCACAGTCACATTTCCGGAGGTATCAGCAAGATCAACACAGCAGATAATGTGTTTGGTATTTTTACCAGTCGCGCAATGCGTGAGCGTGGCAGATATCAGATTCAGTTAATGAAGACACGTAGCAGCAGTGGGGTGGGCATGAAAGTTGATCTGGACTACAATCTTGAAACACTGCGCATCACTGATCCCGGTGAGGATGCGCAGGGCACTCCAGGCAGCGTAAAACCACAGGTTGGCAGCATCATGAGCAATATCAAGGCGAAATCCACGTTAAATCAGGATCAGCAGGATAATTTAGACAAAGGCAGCACAAGAGCATCTGTGGGTGCTGGTGAATCACAGAGTACTAAGTTGAAACAGATGCTAGCAGGCCTGAAGAAGGGTGTGGAATGATTTTAGTAAATGGTAACAGTACAAAACTCAAGTCTATGATAGCAAATCTTAAAGGAAAAGTTGAATAAATTTGGGAATTGATACTGCCGCATTCGTTCCCTTTAATAGGTCTTGCTCTTTTAATTTTTCTAAGGAAAGTTTAAACAATACGTCGTCATTCTCAGTGTGGGGCCTGAACAATTTTATAGATTCCGAAAGTGAATTTTTAATACCGGATGGCAACGCATTGATGTTAAAGTATGCTGGTGTTGTTACTAGATTATGGTTATAACTTAAATTATTTTTTTTAAACCACTGAATAGTTTCATCATAATACAAAATATTAATATTGCTTAGTGTATAACTAACACCTACGTAATTGGTAATTTTTTTAAATTGTGTGATATTTTCTGTCACATTAGCCCATTTAAGAGGGAATCGCAAATATTCGAATACAGGTCCTATGCCATCTATACTAATACATATGTTTAAATTTTTAAATTTTGACAGCATATCAAGTTGCTTATCGGTCAATTTTACGCTGCCATTTGTTACAACACTAATAAAGCAAGTAGTATTATTGTTATCTATTAATCTTTGTAATATGTTAAATATGTTCTTATCGTATAGTGGTTCTCCACCAACCAGTTGCAGCATTTTAATATTAGCGAAATCAATTTGATCCAGTGTCAAATTGCCTATGGTGTCAAATTTGATTGGTACGTTTAAAACAGATTGCCAGTAAGTGCTTGATTTGGGATCACACGTAACACATGCACTATTACAAAGATTTGATGTGAATATTTTTATAATTTGTTGAGAAAATGTACCGGATTTACAGTTGTTGATTACCTGGTTGATGTCAACATCAGCATATAAATCGTATGCTTCATTTTTAATTTGCCTATCACTTTTTATACCTTTATCCTCTAGACTCCAACATTTATTGCAACTTTTGGGCTTTATGCCTGCCAACATTTCCTGCCTAACTTCATCTATGTTATGCGTGGTCATTAAACAGCAGGGGGTAGTATATCCTTTTTTATGAAATTCAGCACCATAGAATGGCATTACGCAAAATGTATTTAACACATCATATTTATTGTATTGTCTTGGCAGCTAAGTGAAAAACATTTTAAGAACTAAACTAATTTTCATAAATATAGTTATCTGGAGCACTATTTTGCAAAAAAAGACACGTAGCATATTAGAAGAATTGGATAGTTTCCGTCTACAAAAAGATCGTGAAAATCTAGTTGAATCACGTGCCAACCATGTCATAAGTGGTGCAATTAATCTGATTAATTTTTTAAGAGAAAGTTACACCGCCCAGCAGGCTGATGAACTGGAGCGAAGATTAATGAACAGCATCAGAGCACAGGATACCAGCAAGTTCAGTCGTGGGGTTAAAAGGATAGCAAATGAAAGTAAATGAAATCACCGAAGGCCAGATCTGGAACGGCGTGACACAGGTAGCCAAGGGCATTGGCAACGTGGCTGGCGGAGTGGGCATGGGCGCACTACGTGCGCTGGACAGACTTGGTGGTGGCACTGGTGGCATTGGAACCCCAGCGCAGCGAGCTGAATATCAGAGGCAACAACGCGCCCGGGAAGAAAAAAAATCGGGCAGTTTGTACAAACGTGCGACCACTGAATTTAATGTCACGCTCAGTAATAACAACATAGACGTAAACCAGCTGGACTCTCTTCCACCAAATCAACAAGACGCTATTAAACGGTATACGCAGCAATTGGTCATTCGTTTTTTTAGTTCAAACGCTGAGCCAGATATGGCCAAATCCATATCTGATGAAATAAAAAAAATACCAGTGCCTGCAGATTTGTCAATTGATCAGATCCGTCAATATTTTGACACCACATACGCCGTCAGGGATACAGTAATGGGGCGCAACTTACAAAATGGCCCCGGGGCACAGCCACCGCCACCACAACAACCACCACAACAACCACCACCAGCCACCCTGCCCATATCACCAGCTGGAGTACAGATAATTAGCATGCCCTCTAATACAGGGGGTGGCGGTGGAACTCCCACTAATTTAGTAGTAAGATATCGCAATCAGGACTTCATACTCATGGACAATCCCGACCCCAGCCAGCCCGACGTCTGGACCAATTTAAATGGAAAACCATTGTCTTCTGCTCTGGCAAAGTTTTTGACTGATCAAATTTCCTTGCTCACACCATGAAGTTATTTGAGATAAAGAAAGATACCTCAACTTGGTTACTATGTGAATCAGCTGCTGGTAAGAACACCCATATAGAGCATATAGAAGACCTAATATATAATGAAGGTTACATGGGTGCACAGAAGGCACTAAACTATCTGGAGGGCATTAGGCAAATGCTAGCGCAGGGCGAGGGCGCACCGCAGACCAAAATCACAGTAAAGTGGGATGGTGCACCAGCGATTGTGTGTGGTACCGATCCTGCCGACGGAAAATTTTTTGTGGGCACCAAGAGCGTTTTTGCCATAAATCAGCCCAAGATTTGCAAATCAGCTACTGACATACACCGATTTTATCCAGAACAGGAAGAATTGGCTAACAAACTGATGGCAGCTTTGAAATATTTGAAGAGCTTGGGTATAGGTAATGTGTTACAGGGCGACCTCATGTTCACTCCCGGTGACGTTACCACTGCCAACTTTCCTAATCAGCTGGGTGTGGATGAACAATACTATATCTTTACCCCCAACACAATTACCTATGCAGTACCGGTAGCCAGTGCCCTGGGTAAACGAATCGCCCAGGCCAAGATAGGCATTATATTTCACACAGCATATGAGGGAGCATCCATGCCCGAGATGACAGCTCAGTTTGGTGCATCAGTGTCAGGCCTATCCCCATCAAACAGCGTATGGTTTGATGATGCAACCTACAAGGATTACACTGGCAGAGCAAGCCTGACCCCCTCAGAAGACTCTGACATCAGGGCTGTATTGTCTGCGGCGGCTTCCACCTTTAGAAAAATATCTGAATCAGATTTCAATCGCATCATCTTTACTGGTAGAACTACTAAAAGTGGTTCGGAGGAATACACAGAATTTGCAAATTATATAAAACCATTTGTCAACAGCATGGTTCGCGATGGGCAAATAATTGATAACCCAACTGATTTTTTAAAAAACTTCCTGGAATTTTACAAATCCAGACAGGAATCTGAAATTGCCAAATTGAAAACTGGTCCCACTGGCACGGCTGCGCAGAATCGGCTACAAAAAATCAAGGACAAAGAAGAATTCATGGTTAAAAATAGCAACACGCTGTTGGGAATTCTGGCCATATACAAGCGTATTGTTGAAATAAAACTGCTGCTGATCAAGAAAATGCAGCAAATTGAACACATTGGTGCATTTATAAAAACCGATGCTGGATATCGCGTCACAGCGCCCGAGGGATTTGTGGCCATTGGGCATGATGGCAATGCTGTTAAATTAGTTGATCGAATAGAATTCAGCCGAGCCAATTTCCAAGCCAATAAGACCTGGAAGAAGGACTGATAACTGTTGAATTTTTAATTTTTGCATAAATAATTTTATGCGTTAATTCGCAGTAATTTTAAAGGAAAAAAAATGGCAGTTTTTACACGTACAAATGGCAACGCACAAAACGTAGTTAGCGTTGGTAATATTTCACTAAGCACCGAAGCAGACAGCTTGGGCGTATTAATCAGCACAGGTATTGGCAAGCCAGTGCAAGCCTTCTCTGTTAACTCAAACGTTGCTTTAACAGCCGCTCTAGGCACTGGTGAAGCAGTTGAGGCTATCCTGCGTACCATTGGAATTAACAGCACTTTACTAGCTTATCAAGTTAGCTCTGCTGGTATCGGTGGTGTTACCAACGGTCTGCTAAGTGTTCTGATTGAAGAGTCGTCATGGACAGCTACTGACCTGCAGGCCAACATTGTGGCACTGGGTACCGTTAGCTCTGTTAACCTAACTGGTGTCAAGGTTGCACAACCTGGACTACAATTTGTCACAGCAGCTGGCGCTTAATTAGTTTTAATACTAACTAAAAAGGCGGAATTGTTCCGCCTTTTTTATTGACTATAAATATTTGCATGGAAAATATTTGGACCGGTATAACACTGATTGACATCACTGAAACTGGCGTGCGAAATGGTAACAGCACACAGCGTGATCAACAACGAAATTGGGAATCAGTGTTGCAAGTATTAAGCCTCAAAACACAACCACATGTGGCACAAGGCCCCCTACAGTTTATTGATGACCCCAAAGAAGATTCCAGTTTAGTGGCCATGTGTTTTGGTGATTTTTATCATAACAAGAAACAACAGGTATGGGCATTTGTTTTTTATGGTGATCGTGACGACGTCTACGATCAAGACCAACTGCTAGATGATTTTGATCAGGTGCCGGTAATTCTGGGACTAGATGAAACTGCAAAATTTATGCTGCCAATTTTTCATGGCAGTGGTACCCTAAAGAACATTCATTTCTTTTTAAACGAACTAAATATTAAATGAAAATAATTGAAGTCACAGACACATTAAAAATAGCCATCACAAACGAAGAGGCTGATATGTTGGCCCAGTTTGACGACGAAACACCCATCATGGCCAAGAGTGACCTGGGTGAAAGAGAACAAATATTAGCAAATCAATTGGTTAATAAAAACATATTAACTCGAAAAAATGAAAACGGCAGCATCAAATACAAAAGAAGAAATCGGTAAATTTTTAGTCGACACGGCAGTGGCAGGAGTGCGTCAATGGGCCAAACAAGAAGCTAAAAATATTAGATATGATTTAAGTTATCCCACTATATTATCAATTAATAAAAAAACATTTGTCATAGGCGATTTTAAAATAGAAATCTTAAGTGATCATGATCATCTAGTTCATAAAGATAAAAAGTTTGTGCATACTTTCTATAATAAGAAAGCAGCAGTGTTTTACTGTGTACTAACCAAAAAAAATTATTTTAACCTAGCAGACAAAATTTTAATTAGAGATAAAACTGTGTCAATGTTATACGACGATATACAATTTTTCCAAGAAAAGTTGAACAAAAACAAAGACTCGTTCAAGCACCAATTATGGCACTCAAGGTTGAGCGAATTAAAATCCAAGTTTATGCTCAACAACCAAGAGCTGGATAAAATTATCTTGACCACCAAATATAGTAAAATATGGACTAATCTTTTGCACCGGTAATGGTATAAAGATTTTGATATTAACTAAATACAGTATAAGTTTTCAGGACTGATTATTATGAATTTAAAAGAATTGAGACCAAAAACCACTAGTCGCATTAATAAAGTAATGGAAAGTCGTTTTGGATTTAAAATAGATTACGACAATTTGACTTTTGCCAAGGCACAACGATTAACTCACGCACTGAGTGAAAGTTTAAATGGCATCCGTAGAAGCTATGGATCACATACCGCAGAGCGAAATCCCAAATATATGGAAATGCTCATGGTGCGCGAGGGACTACGAGCTTGGCTAGATCAAAATACTCCTCCCTTGATGGAAGGCGAACTAGAAACTGCTGAAGCTGTATTGGCGGCCAAGTCCATGGTTGACAGCGTTCAGGACATGGTCACTGATGCTAGCAAAATGCTCAACGAAGAATTGCCACCATTACTGGACACTATACGTGATCAGTTGGGTACAGCACAAGCAGATCAATTTAAAGCAACGGCAACTTCAGCATTGCAGACACTGATGGATACATTGAATAATGCCCGTGATGCCCTGGACGGTGCAGCACGTACACTGGGTGGTGAATCAGTTGAAGCGCCCACAGCAAATCTTCCCCTAGCTGGTGGCAATCTGGGCACAGTTCCCGCGCCTGGTGACGAAGAAATGGACACTGGTGATGAATTCGCAGCGTCTGAGCCCGCGGTGGGCGGTGAAGAAGAGCTGGGAAGAAAGCGTAGATAACATGCAGATTGCAGAAATTATCTGCGAGGACATAGACGGCAACGACATGATATCAAATGTCGTTGCCGCTATTGATTTAATACGCAACCGAATTGAAAAAGACGGATTACCCGCTAAAGTGCCCATGCAGGTAGTGGTGCGGTATATCCAAAATACCGGATTGCCCGAGTTCACTTATGAAGATCTAATACTGGCCAACGAGGAGTCTCCAGCTATCAGTAACTCTATAAAAAACATCAGCCCGGATTTCGTAACATTTTCAGTAAATGATTCTTCGTCGGATTCAGTGTCAAACTCATCTGGTGCTACCAGAGCAGTGGATAATCCGCAGCAGACCGTGTCCAACATGGCCAAGTCAGCCATGCGAAGAAGACAAAAATAATAATCAATTTAGCTAGATTATCAACATTAAATAGTATATAATGTTGGTGTGCCCACATGGTGCATCAGCAATTTTAATGTTACAAAGCAAATTTAATTATAATCTCCTAAACAGAACAAGCATAGATGGAAAACGACACTACTGCCTACCCGATGGTAGCAAAGTTCCCAGTGTAACAACCATACTTGATGCTACCAAATCAGAAGAAAAACGCCAAGCCCTGGCACAGTGGCGTCGTAGTGTGGGCGCAGCAAAAGCCCAGGAAATAACCACCGAAGCAGCTGGCCGCGGCACACGAATGCACAAATGGCTTGAAAATTATGTTAAAACAGACGACACTGGTAGCCCAGGAACCAATCCCTTTAGTATACAGAGTCATCAGATGGCCCAGACCATTATTGCACAAGGGCTCAGCAATTGTGATGAGTTTTGGGGAGTAGAGGTTCCTGTATATTACAGTGGACTCTATGCAGGCACCAGCGATTGTGTGGGCCTCTGGAAGGGAAAACCAGCAATTTTGGACTTTAAACAGACAAATAAACTCAAAAAACGTGAGTGGATTGACGACTATTTTATCCAATTGGCGGCGTATGCACTGGCACACAATAACACACATGAAACTGACATCAAGACCGGAGTTATTTTAATGTGCAGCGCAGACAACATATATCAAGAATTTGAAATTCTTGAATCCGAATTCTCACACTGGGCAGATCAATGGCTCAGCAGAGTGGAGCTTTACTATTCGAGAAACTAAATACCGTATAGGAAAAGTAATTTATGGCAATTGTACAAATATCACAAATCAAACATAGGCACGGTGTTCAGAGTGATTTACCGCAGTTGGCTACCGCAGAAATAGGATGGAGTGTAGATACACGCCGGTTATATATTGGTAACGGTACGCTGACCGAGGGTGCGCCGGAAATTGGTAATACCGAAGTACTAACTGAATATAGTAACTTACCCGGGGTCAGCGTCTATACACAGGGAATAAGCAGTAGTTCCACAGCAAACCTAACCTATGGAGTGGCCACAGAGAATCAGCCAGCCATATACATACAGTATGCTGCCACCAGAAATAATGACAGCAGGGTGGGCTGGCTCAAGCTGGCCCGTAATACTCTAACTAATGTATATAGCTACGATGAAGAATATACTGAAACAGCCAATGTTGGGTTGACTTTTGGTGTAATACCAGTGGGCACTTATGGTCCCAATGCATACGCTCAGATATCAGCAACCCTGGACGGCTCGGGTTATTCGGGAAATTTACAATATACCGTAAGCTCTTTAAGTTTTTAATTATTAATTTACAACGACGATGTGGAATCTATTACCCAGCGAGAGGCTTCGCTGTTGGCAGGAATTTCGAAAAGCCATTGGACAAAAAACTCTTGCTGATGCGCTGCAAGATACTCAACACTTATGGTGCTACGCCCCTTATGTAGCACACTATTTAACAACTGAACATGTTGAAGCATGGCCCGGTCCCTGGGAGCTAATTTATGAAAATTATTACTGTGATCTTGCTAAAGCTTTGGGAATAGTTTATACTCTATCCCTGAGTGATCATAAACTGGATTTAGAAATACGTGTGTATAGTAACCCTTCAAACAAGGATCAATATAATTTAGTTTTTGTCAACCAGGGAAAATATGTTCTTAATTTGGTGCATGACGAAGTTGTAAATAAAAAACAGGTCAGTAAAGAATTAAAATTAGTAAAAACCCTGACAGCAGATGAGTTGGGTTTAAATAAAATACAATAAGAGAAGTCAATGTCAATAATTCAAGTTATCAAGAGAAACGGTCAAAAAGAATCGTTAACAATCGAAAAATGGCAGGCACAGATTGCCAAGGTGTGCAGTGGGATTGCTGACGTAAGTCAGAGCATGATTGAGATCAAGGCACAACCACATTTTTATGACGGAATTTCTACTCAGGAAATTGATGAAATAACACTACGTGCCATTGTTGATTTAATTGATGTGGAAAGCAACCCC